GTGCTGCCCGGCTGGAGCCCGACGGGCTACACGCCATACGGCGGAGCCGCCTACTACGTGCAGGCCGCCAGCGGCGATGGCTCGGCCGCGCCCTCCACGTGGGGCACGCCCCCCACCGGCTCCAACAACCCGGGCGACGTCACGGCCGCAGTGGCCGGTGGCACGCTGCCGGGTCGCCCCTAAGGAGGCATCATGTCGACAGCAGAAGCACAGGCCGCGCTGCCGGAGGGCAAGCTCCCTCCGACTCCGCGCCGGTCGCAGGAGCGGACGCTCCGCATGGTCAGGTCCTGGCGGAGCTGGAACCGTGGCATGGAGGCCGGCTTCTCGCCGGACCTCGCCGCGCTCCTGGTCGGCAAGGGGCTGGCGATCGACATCACCGACGGCGTGGAGCGCCAGCCGCTCCAAGGCCGCATCGTGCGGAAGGTCTGATCCATGAACCAGAACGAGGGCAAACCATTCCAGCCCGCCGCCGAAGCGGCGGGCCTGGAGGAGCGAGCCGGACAGCATCAGAGCGGCCACTTCCATAACGGAAAGAGCCATTCGCCGGGCTTACGCGCGGTCCCGAACAGCTTCGTGCCTGGCACCGATCGTGCGCACGTGCACGGGCCGCAGCAGTCGCCGGTCGATCCGGTGGCGGCTGGGCTCGACACCGAGCACGTGCCTCCCACCCGCGCCGAGAACCGGGTGATCGACCGGACGGGTGAGATCGCGTCCGGGCCGCACGCCGCAGGCCCGATCGGCGTCTCCGATGGCAGCCAGGTCGTCGCGCCGGCAGACGACCAGCCGCCGATCAACGAGCCGTCGCCGGAGCCTCAGGCCGAGGCGGAGCACGAGCCGGAGCACCCGGCAGAGAACCAAGAGGGCTGACGCCCGGATCGACGCGCAACGGCCGGGGGCCACATGTTCTCAGCCGTGACCGTCGTGAAGCCGCCCGGGCAGCTGCTGGGCACGGACTTGGTCCGCCAGCACCTGCGCATCGACTTCGGCGACGACGACAATCTCCTCGACCTCTACCAGCAGACGGCGGTCGCGCTGGCCGAGCAGTTCCTCGGCCGCGCGCTGCTGACCCAAACCCTGCGGTGGGTGATTGCCGAGGCGCCGCCGCCGGGCCAGTTCCCGCTGGTCCCGTTCACGGCGTTCATCTTCCCGCTGTGGATTCCCTACAGCCTGCTCTTCCATAAGCCGGTGGAGCTGCCCCGGGCGCCCGCACAGTCCATCTCCTCCATCGGCGTCGGGCAATGGGGCCAGGCGGACCGGGTTCTGACGAGCGACCTCTTCGAGGCCGATCTCGGCACCGAACCGGCGCGGCTGCGGCTGCTACACGGCGCCGGGAGCTTCCCGTCGAACCACCTCACCGTGCAGTTCGTGGCCGGATACGGCGACGACCCGGCGGCCGTGCCGCCGCCCATCAAGCACGCGGTGCTCCTGCTTACGGCACATCTTTACGAGAATCGCGGCGACGCGGACTCCCACCCGCCGCCTCCGGTCAAGGCGCTGCTCTGGCCCTACAGGATGATGTTCTTCGGAGGCTGACAGATGGCGGAGGCAGACAGCGTCGCCATCAAGCGGCTTCGGTGGCCGGTCCGCATCGCCACTCGGCAGCAGCTCGCGCAGATAGACGGTCCCGGGATCGACGAGGTTCTGAAGGACATCCAGCCGGTCCGTGCCGACGTCCAGTCGCTCAGGGCAATGACCTTCTGGGGCGTCAACGGCGAGCAGATCGACACGCCCTTGACCCACGCAATCGTCACGCGCTGGCTCGACTACGTGACGAACGACCATATCGTGGTGCGCACCACCTTCCGTCGCGACGGGACGCCTCGTACCGAGTGCTTCCGGGTGCGGCGCGTTCGAGAGCTCGGCCGCAAGCAGTTCACGCTTCTCGAGGTTGAGCTGGAGCAGGTGGAGGGCTGATGGCCGACGGCATCCGGATCCGGGTCCAGAGCGCGCACATCGTCTACGGCAAGAAGCGCCTCCGCTCGACGATGCGCCAAGCCGGCGCGGAGATTGCGGCGGTCGCCCGCGCCATGATCCGGCGGAGCAGCGGGGGCGGTCGCACCTATCGCGGGCCTGGCGGCTCCGCCGGTAAGTATCGCGGCGGCTATTTGAAAGGCTCGCACACGGCCTCTGCCGCCGGGCAGCCGCCGTCGAGCATCACGGGCACGCTGGCCCGGTCCATCCGCGTCCGCCCCTTCCGTTCAGGCGATGGCGTCGCGATCCGCGACAGCGCCTTCTACGCGCTGTTCCTCGAGCACGGCGCCAAGGGCGGTGGCCGGATCCGCCGCGGCGGCGCGTCTGTCCGCGGGCAAGGCGGCATCGGCAAGAGCCGCGTGCTCGAGGCGCGGCCGTTCCTGTCGGCGGCGCTGGACGCGCGGAAAGGAAGCCTTGGGCCCCGCATCCAGGCGAGCCTGCAGCAAGATCTCAAGCTGGTAAGGGTGAGAGCGTGAGCGTGAGCCGTCCAATCTATAGGAGCGGCCGGTGGCCCGACGGCCGACGCTACATCTTGCGCGACGGCGTCGTCTTCGCGGAGGAGCGCGCCGCTCCCTGGGAGCCGCCGGGGATCGTCCATCTGCGTCGCTCGTGGTTCGGCTTCCGCCGCTGGCATGTGCAGGAAGCCACGGTGGGTTACCGGCTTTCCTGCGGTGATCTGCCACCAATGTTGGCTCAGACCTTCCGTTGGCGCCTGGCGAACCGCTCCGAGCGTGAGCGTCTGGGGCTTGCCTTCGAGGTGAGGGAACCCCGGTGACCGCAGATGACGTCATCGCGCAGCTGAAGGCCTACGCCCCGATTTTCAACGGCAACGTCGCCGGCGCGGCGGAGTGGGAGCTGGCAAATGACCAGGTCTGGATGCCGCAACCTGCCGCCTACGTCGTCCAGGTCGACGACGAGGCGGAGCCGAACGGCAATCTGACGGGCCTCTACCAGACCGTCCGCCGCACGATCGGCATCGTGGTCGACCTGAACAACAGTGCGGACCGCCGGGGGCAAGCGGCGTCCACCGATGCAGTCAGCGAGGTCCGCGTAGCGATCTTCAAGGCTGTTCTCTGGTGGCGGCCTGCGAGCGAGAACGCCGCGAACGGCTTCTACTATGCCCGTGGCGGTTACCTGCGGTCGAACCGAGCCCGTCTGATCTGGCAGTTCGACTTCACGATCGAAACGACGCTGACCTCCGATGACGGCTTCCAGCCGCCGTCGCAGCCCCTCACCGACATTCTCGGCACGGTCACCGACCAGGCGACCGGCTTGCCGATCACCACCTTCGACGCGGCTCTGCCGCAGAGCTGATCCTCCGGAGCATCCATGCGCATCAAGCCAGCGTCGGGCCTTAAGGTCCGCGACCCGATCTCGCGTCAGTTCCTGCCGGATGACGGGGCGGACATCGAGGCGATCGGCGGCATGCCGAGCCTCCCCTACTGGCGTCGCCTGCTGCTCGACGGCGACGTCGAGATCGTGGAGCCGCCGCAGGAAGCCGCGGCCCTTCCGGAGCCGGAACACCAGAACGACCAGGCCGATGCCCCGGCGCACGGCTCCTGAGGGGAAGGCGCCATGAGCAGCACCATCAGCTTCAACACGTATCCGGCGAACCAGCGCACGCATGGCGTTTTTGCCGAGATCGACCCGCAGGAGAGCGGCGGTTCGCAGAGCCAGCGCACGCTGATCCTGGGCCAGATGCTCAGCACGGGAACGGCGACCGCCGACAAGGCCGTCCTCGGGTCCGGGTCGGCGAACGATGCCAACGTGCTCTTCGGCGCTGGCTCCCAGCTGGCGCTCATGTATGCCCAGTATCTTGGACAGGACAGCACCGGCGAGGTCTGGCTCGCTCCGCAGCCGGATCCGGCCAGCGCCGTGGCGGCCACCGGCACTGTGACCTTTGCAGGCACGACCACCGCGTCCGGCACTGTGTCGCTTTACGTCGCCGGCACGCTGGAAGCGCTTTCGATCGCCTCCGGCACGGCGGCCGCGTCAATCGCCACGTCCTGGGCGGCTGTGGTCAACGCGGACACGGATGCGCCGGTCACGGCGACTGCGAGCGGCGCGGTCGTCACCCTGACCGCCAGAAACAAGGGCGTCGTCGGCAACGAGATCGACGTCCGCGCGAACTATCTCGGCACGGCTGGCGGCGAGAGCACGCCGACCGGCCTGACGATCACCATCGCGTCCTCCCAACTCACGGGCGGCACCGGCTCGCCCAGCACTGACGTCGCAACGACGCTCACCAATCTCGGCGACGTGGCGTACGACTTCATCGTCTGCCCCTACACGGACGGCACGACGCTCGACCTGCTGAAGAGCTTCCTCGACGCCAAGACCGGGCGCTGGTCGTGGCAGGAGATGATCTACGGGCACGTCTTCACGGCCTATCGCGGCACCACCGCGACGCTGACGAC